CATTTCCGATTACCAACCAAAATATCAATGGAAGATAGTTAATTTTAGGAGTAACTATCGCAATTGCAGACGCAATCAGGAAAGTTGCCACATTAAAAATTCCAGACCCATGATTTAAATCTCCCGCCAAATATACCACAATCAGCAGTATTGTAAACACTATTACTGATAAAGTGTTTTTCTTTTTTGGAAAAATTTTGACAAGATACGGAGCAAACTTTATTGCAAGTATCAAAGACATAATATTTGCAGCAATCATAACGTACCAGTAATCCAAAAACATTTGTAACGGCGCCATGGCGTTAAAACTCCAACTCTTAGAGTCCAATATACCAAAAATAATTGCTTCGCTGAGTGCAATTGGCACTCCGAACATTAGCAATGGCAACAACATTGTGATTGCACCAGAATTATTAGCGCCTTCACTACTGACTAAGGCTGGCATGTTGCCTTTTTCATAATTTTTGCTAATCAATTTTTCTACGGTATATGCATAATGACTACTGGCAATGGTGGTTATGCCAGGTACCAATCCACCAAATGCTCCGATTACGGCGCCGCGTAGCATGGCCCATTTATATTTTATGGATTCGGACATAAGTGTTTTAAACTTCGTCAATCGATAACTGATTGTCGAATGGTCTGTTGATTCAGCTAACATTACTTCTTTAACAGATATAAGAGCCGCAGATAGAGCAATATAAGAAATACCCGAAGACAACCACGGCAATCCAAAATTAATATAAGGTATAGAATTGCCAGTTCCCACGCCCACGTGAGCAAAAATTATAGCTATTATTGTTAATAACAAATTTGTTTTCCAACTGTTTGTTGTAGTCACACACACCAACACACTAACAATCAACATGATTAACAGTGTTTCTCCAGTGGACAGTGCCATTCTATTACCAAGTGATGCACTGGCCACTAACAAGAAAAAAAGACCAACAATGCTTCCAATGAAACTACTGATGCCGGTGAACCAGATTGCTTCTGCTCCTAGGCCAGATCTGGCTAATTTATGTCCTTCAATTACTGCTGGATAGCTACTGTTTTCGCCTGCTACTCCTAAAAATATTGCCGGTATACTGCTAAAATATTGTGATGATGCTAGCAAACAAAAATAAAAAATTAAAATCTGCCCAACATCAAATGACAATAACACCAAATACATGGACATTACCATTGTAGTCACGCCGACACCGGGCATTAATCCAGCAATTATACCTGAAAAAATTCCCAAGAATGCGGCCACTAAAATACTCATAGAATTATTTTTAAATTAGAAATATTACTGCAAAATTTGTGGCGTTCTGTAGTATATTCTACAGTAAAAACATCTACATGTCAAGCGTCAGGGTTAACTCGATGTTAACCCACGTCAGCATTGCGCCGGCGTTGCAAACTTATTTATATAGGCAAACTATAAATTAAAATTTTTTGTTTGATCCCCATCGTGTCTAATAGAATTTATTAGAAAGTACCGTCAAAAAAATACGCCCCGGAGGGCGTATTTTGGGGAGAGATTGTTGTGTCGGGTGCTCTCCCCAAAACCCCGGATACACAGCCCATCCCACATTTCGTGTATCGCGGACGCTGAGTGTTCTTCCCTTTCGGGTAGCGTGGGCCAGCGAATCAATTTACAAGTCGTAACGATCACTCATTACGGCTTTGAGCATGATGGCTTCTGGAGTGAAAGCGTCTGGATCTGCACCCAATACACTGGCAGCGATTGCTGGACTAAAGCCCGAAACAAGAGCAGTGCCCTTCTTATCGAATTTGACAGGAACATTGCTGCCTGCGTTCAAGTTCCAGAACACTACTTTTGGTAGTGCGTAACCAGCTGCTTCGAACTTGCGTTCGATCATTTCCATTGCACTGTCATCGTTCTGAACGCAAGCGTTAAACTGCATGTCAGAGAAGATAATCAATGTTGCAGGCATGTCTGCTGGTGCAACACTATTATCCACTGCGGTCTTGAGGATCACATCGAATGCAGCATGCAAGTTGGTGCTCATCGCCCAGTCAGTAGAGACCATTTGGTCAATCTTTTCGTTGATAGCACCTTTAAGGCGAACCAACGCTGGCTTGTCGCTAAAGGTCAACATGCAATCTTTGAAGGTACCGCGGTTCTTGTCAGCAAAGTACAGGCCCAAAGACACTGCAATTTCCAGGCAAGTAGTGGTGCCTTTTTGACCGGCTGCACAAGTCATTGAACCCGACACATCAACCAAAGGCAACACGCTGGCATCGCCAACATAGTTGGGTAATGCATTCCACTGCGCTTCGATCACATCCAATTCGGTCTTGGACCACTTGGTTGAACCATAGCCGCCAATACGACCTTTGAGAACATCGTGTGGGAAGATTGCATTGGCATTGATCTTCACACCTGCTTCGCCTTTTACCAGCTTGGCAATGTATTCTGCGTAGGTAGTACCATGACGACCGAAAGCCTTCTTGTAGCGTGAGTGAGCCACACTTGGAACATGGCTGTAGTTGATTGAGTCCCATGAGCCTGAGCACATTTGAGTTTCAACCACAGTGGTCATGTTAACCAAACTCTTGCGGTACTGCTTTGGAGTCATGCCGAAAAACTTACGAATTTCAACCGCAGTGTCGCCTTTGCGAGGTGTCCATTTGGCTGCTAGGCCGTTTCTGGCTCGCAGTGCGTCACCCAGCATGGTGAATGCCTGTGATTTAAGAGGTTGAGTCTTAAACACAAACAGGTCATCCCATCGACCAAGTTCAGGGACTTTGACCAAGAGACGGGCTGCGTCGGCTGGGTTGGTGTTTTCCAAGTGAGTCAACACTTGACGAAAGATTTCTCGTTCACCCGAACCACCACGAACATCGCGGGCCCATTGAACAATACGCAATGCGAGATCGGCATTTTCCACATAGGCTGCGGTGAATTGGGGGATGATGTTCTTACCACGGCTTGCACCGATGGCGTAGAACAAGTCAACACAGGCGTTGGCTGTGCTTTTGCGAGCCTTCATACCGTTTAGGGTACGGGCTTCTTGATTACCGATTGCTTCTGCGAATTGCATATTATTCCTTTCTTTGATTAATGCAACAGGTTAGTTGTCTACTTTTTGTTTTTATCGAGGAGACTAATCGAAACTCCTCTATCTAATCTCATATACGCCGCTGCCCTTCACAGCCTTTCGGCTCCAGTCATTGGCATAAGATTAGCAGATCATAGTATTATGAAGTTGCTGAACCTAACCTAAATTTTGTTTATAATTTTTAAATATTCATCATAATAACATTTATCTAACTTAATGTCAAGTACATCTAGACTAGATTTTAAATATTCCCAATCAATCCATACTTTTTCGATGTCAATATGTATATGATATTTTTTACTTTTTAATTGATCTTGTATTAAACGCTCTAGCCCGGAGTTACTAGGCATTGTTGTTAATGTTAAACGATTTTTAACTATGCTATCATTGATTATTCTTTTATAATCAGTTGAATATAGATGAATTTTTATTTGATCTTTTTCTACTAGACTCTTTACCGGACTCGCTGATATTTGTGACCAGTAATTATAATGAGTGGGTATAACAGTATTGGCTCCCGACTCTACCAACGAAACATATGTCGAATTCAACTGCGGTAAATTCAAACTAATATCATAATTACGAAACGGTATCGGGTCTTCTGCCCATTTAGCACCATAGAATTTAACTATTCTATTTTCATTAAAATGTATTTTCCAGTCAGTGTTGCCGTCGGCTGGAAATATATTTTCTGCATGTTCTAGTAGATTGCTAAATCCGTCGCCGCCTGTACCAGGTAGATAAAAAATCCAAAATTGCATATTATTAACAGGATGATCGTGCCAATTTTTTTTTATTTTCTGGTCTGGCCAATTACGGCACCCAGACCCTATCAACATTCATGTTGCCTATCTAGTAATTGTGTCTGCTACTAGAAACATAGTATGTCTTTCCATGCTGTCATACATTACTTCTGCGTCTAGTTGCCTAGAAGTATTGCTACTGTCTCACGACCGCTTTCTATGTAATTTAGTTAGATTTTAAATTGCTGTAGTCATCCTATGCAGTTATTATAACTGCAATACCGATATATGTCTAGTTAAATCTACTTTTTCTTTACCAAAATATCTTGGTCCGGCGTGACAGAATCGAACTGCCGTTTAGGAGGTAGAAGCTCCCTGTATTTTCCACTATACGAACGCCAGTATTTCTGGACTCGCTACCCTGACTTGAACAGGGATCTTGACCTTAGGAGTGTCTTATTCTATCCAGTTGAACTATAACGAGTTGATCATACATGCCAAATTTCTGCAAAACCTTCCGCTAGTGTGGGCATTTCAAATCGGTTGATCATATCTTTTACTATTTCTTCTGGAATTATTTTTCCCGGGCGACTTGCCAAACGACGAGACAATTCTTCAGGGTCGGGAGTTTTAAACACCACAGCAATGTGCTGGTAGTCCGGCAACATGCGAAACTTTTTTCGACGGCTGGCCGCGGTGGTACTGGTTTGATCCCAGATCACAGTGTGGCCGTGCTGTTGTGCAAACGCAACCTGTTGAATCATTAGATCAATGGCTGTGGGCATGTAATCTTCAAATACTTCACTGTAGGTCCGGCCTTGTTGGTTGGCATAGATTTCAACCCACTTGTCTGTGCTGACATACGCACAAGTCATTGTCCAATCTTGGTTAGAAACCCAAGTACTTTTTCCGCTACCTGGGACTCCGATCAATTGATAACACTTTGGCATTATACTTTCCTATTCAAAATAAAGCCCTTGGAATAGATTAAGAATGCCTTACCGCTTCTAATCATTTGTTTGAAATAATATTCACGATAAGACATTCTTTTCCTTACATCGTTGGGCCGTTGCCACTCTTAAAGCCTATACTGCCGCCTTCGGCTTCGATGCGTTTGATAACATCTTCGAACAATATAGGAGCAAAGTCCGGAGTTTGTTCCACGCAAACGCAATGATAACGAACATCAGGTTCAACACCGTATAAAACTTCTCCGGTCTTGGCGTCAACACCACGAGCCCGACGCACACGGTTAGCGTGTAAGTGTCCGTGTATATTACAACCAAACCTGCCAAGGCTTGCTTCATGAACAGGAATATGACTTAAAATAAGTCCATTCATCACATGATACGCTCGTAATTCACGAAAGTAAGTCCTATATTCGTCATCACGGAAGATGTCATGGTTGCCACGGATTAAAACTTTGTCGCCGTTTAAGCGAGCCAATGTCTTTAATGCTTTGCGGTTTATAACCACATCACCCAAGTGATAGACCTTGTCCGTGGGACGGACTCGTTCGTTCCAAGCCTTGACCATGGCTTCGTCCATTTCTTCGGCACTGTCCCACGGGCGTAATTTGGTGACACCATCGTCACGGGTAAAGCGGCAAACACCCATGTGTCCAAAGTGCGTGTCGCTTACTAAGAATACACTTGGCATATCTGCCTCCTTTCGTTGTTTAATATGCTATTATAGCATTAATTGGTAAATTAGTCAACCGATCTAAATATACGCCAATCGTCAATGTTTGGCTTTTCGTCGGCATCATAGGTCCAACCCAACGCCCGCATCATGCGGTGTTTGACCAGCAAGTTAGGACTGCGGAATCGACCTGTGTCTTCAAACCCCATCATCACCCCGACTTCGCATACTGCACCGCTACGACAGATGCCTGCATAGCAATGAACAACTACATTCATGCGGTTTTCTAATGCGTGTTGCAATAGTCGAACCAACTCATTGGCCTGATCTTGACTGCACCGCATGGCTTCATCAATAGCGTGGTCCTTTTCTTCGATGTCCAAAAATTCAAAGTTGTGAATCTCTTTGAACTTGTGAGCAGGAGTGGGCCGCCAACTTGCTGGATCCACAATGCTGATCAGCATACTATTCTCTCCGGCCTCATGATGGAACCTGGTAGGTATATCGGCGGCTGCTACATTTTCAATCCATGGCATAAAGACTCCTGGGTGGTGCTCCTACCAAGAATCGAACTTGGTTTTATACATTACCAATGTATTGTACTGCCATTGTACTATAAGAGCAAGTGTGCGCGATTGGTGCGCCCCGAGAGATTCGAACTCCCGACCCCCGGCTTCGTAAACCAGTGCTCTAATCCGGCTGAGCTAGGGACGCTTTTAATTTTTTCATAACCCGATAATGCGCTCCACTATCATTTAATCCCAATGATAGTAATGCTTTACGAATACTTCCGTTATGTACTAACAGTGCATCTATTTTTTCTTTATTAGAATATTCAGGCTTTGTCTTTAAACTTTTAAAGACGGTTTTTTCTTTTTTTGGCCTGCAACTATTGCACCAGTATTGTAAAGGAGTATTTGTAGTAGTTCCGCACACATTACATTTGTTTATTTTTTTAGGAGTTCTACCTTTGTTCCAGCCATGTGGTTCTGTTCCGGGCAAATATTTTCCTGCTTCTAAATTATCTAAATTATGATACCATAATTTTCCATAACTTCCGTTCTTAGCCCCTATTCGTTGTTTGGCTTCTATTTGTAATCTTTTCCGTAACCAGCCATATAGTTTGTTGCTTCTACGATTAGTATTACTTGCAGAGGTCATCATATTTGCAGCATACACTAGAACAGGAAGGTTATATATTTTAACCAATAATTGATGTGCTACATAATGTTCTTCAGGAGTTAACCTTACAATATTATCTTTGCTATCGTCGCCTCCCATACATTTTGGAAGTATATGATGTTTTTCTGTATAATCAGTTAATATCCTGATTTTACTTCTTTCAATTAGTGCGTCATAATGTTTTTTGTAATTCATACTTTATTTATCATTTGCGAATAAAAGTATGTAGATTCGTAGCCTAGTGTATTATCCATTATACTACGGGCGCAAAATAAACAGGATGCTGTTTTGCTTTTTTTACAGAAAAGTTTATTTTATTTGCTGTAAGCATCCTAAAATTGGTACAACCTCTTGGACTTGAACCAAGCACACCCGCCTCTTCAGGGCGGTGCTCTACCAGATGAGCTAAGGTTGCAAAATATAAACTACTCAGGGGTGACCTACGGGAGTTGAACCCGTACTAACAGAATCACAATCTGGGGTGCTGCCGCTACACTAAGGTCACACCTCAGTAGTCTAATATGTTTGGTCTCCGATGCAAGAATCGAACTTGCGCTCCTTGGTCCCAAACCAAGAGTGATACCATTTCACCAATCGGAGTTGAATTGAATTTGTTAAAGTAGCAGCACCACATTATTGCTGCCATTCACCCGAATTAACAAGCTCGAGCGGGATTCGGTAAGTTACTTAGGATACCGGTCCAGTTTAGTCGCCTCAATGGACCTAGTGGGTGTCGAACCCATCACCTTCTACTGTTTCGGTCCTTCGAAGAAACCTAGACAGCGTGACTTTCTCTTGCTAACACTTTAACAAAACTTGGCGCCCCTAACAGGAATTAAACCTGTCTACGTTCAGCTTCAATTCTGACTCGCAACACAGTCCAGGGCATAACTTGGCGCAGAACATTTCTGTTTTTATCCGTGTCCAGGAATATTACTCCAGACAAAAACTGCATAACTTGGTGGTTAGTGCTGTTGCGACACAGCGACATCCCTTGAGCGAGAGCGTAGGAACTTAATCTACGGGTAAACACCTCTTGGGTCGAACAGTCAGGACAATTACTTTTGTAAGGCGTACTAAGCAGCGCCTGTTCAGAGCGCTCCCTTTGGGTTACTTTCATTTCCAACTAACCAAAACTTGGTACCCCAGGCGGGAGTTGAACCCGCATTTAAATTTCTCTTTTTGAGAGAGACGACTTTGCCAATTTGTCTACTGGGGCATTAATTCTTTAT